CCCTTCTGAATTAGAAAACTTAGACAAAAAACCCTGGCAATCTGACAGGAACTTAGGTTTAGCAAGAGCCGTTGGCGACAGTTACATGGCGACTCTCAACGCTACCTGCTGGACTCCTGAATCAATCAATTTCATAGCGACAAGGACGAATAATATTGACAATCGTAATAATCAAGTCATCTTTACGAAATGGGGCATGGGTCGCCAGGAAGCCAATGCCGAGCCGGAAGTTTATAACTTTATTCATAACAGAACGATAGTAGGAAGCGGATGTTTTAAGATTTATCGTAAGATAACTTCCGAATGGGTTGACAAGAGAATCCCTGTTAAGAACAAAGACGGCAAGACAATCAAGTATGAAATCAAGACCGAGAAAGTAGAGTTTATCAAAGGGGTTATTGAGAATGTTGATGATATAGATGATATTCTCATGCCTCTTTACGGGCGTAGTATTCAAGACCTTCCTTTCTTTATCCAAGTCCTTCATTTAGACGGCGAGACGATAACAGGTTATTTAGACAGAGGGGTATTTTCTCCGGAAGATAAAGAAGCTTATCGAAAGAAACTTTACGATAATACTTACAAAGAAAAGAAATCCGAAGTCGGAGAAGAGAAATTAACCCAGATAGGTTTAAGCGAAGCGACGATTTCTGACATAGACATCCGCCGGACTATTATTGACCTGCATGAATGGTATGGATATTTCACGAAGAACGGAAGAAAAGAAAAATATCGCTTTGTCGTTGATACCGTCCGCAAAGAGTTTTTAAGCGGGAAGCCTCTTAGAAAAATCAATCGTTCCGGCAAGATTCCTTTTGTCTATGGTTCTCTCTGTAAAGAGCCTGGACAAATTCGTGGAACTTCATTGATGCAGATGGTTGCTCCGATAGTCAATGCGTTCAATAATATCTTCAATCAAAAATCAGACTTCCAGTATGTAACGAACTGTCCTTTTGGATTCCATAACCCAGATGAAGGATACTCACAACAGGTCTTTGAACTCTTACCTGGAGTATCTTATCCGGTGTCGGGCGATCCGTCCAAGTCAGTTTACTTCCCGAATATCCAAAGGTCGATGGCTTGGGCTGAATCTGATATGAGGATTCTATTTGAAGTCTTAGAAAGATTGACAGGTGCTTCTTCTTATTTCGCCGCACAGCATAAGATGACGGCAACACAACATTTATTAGCCGACAAAAATCAAGAAACACGATTTAGCTTATGGGTCATAGGGATAGTCGGGGATATAGCCGAAGCTATTTCAATGTGGTTTGAACTTTATCAAGACTACCCTCCGAAGAATTTAGCTGAAAGGATTTTAGGAGAAGATGGGAAACAAGTCTTTCCGAATCTGTCTATTGATTCTTTACGAGGTGATGTCGTAGTCCAAATGACACCTGATCCCGTATCCGGTTCTAAGGCTTATAGAAAACAATTACAGCTCTGGGCTTTTGAAAACGCACAGAATATGGTCTGGCTTAATCCTCAAATGAATCCTTCCGGTAACTGGAATCTTTGTTCAGATACTTTCAAGGAAATATTAGGGCTATCAGATAACGAAGTTCGAAGATATTTAGGCGAGGCCCCTAAGACTAAAGCGACTGATTCAGAAGCGATCAACGAATGGCAAAGGTTTATGAATGGGGAGGACTTTGAACCGCCGGAAGGTCAGACTGCTTTAGCTCTCAAGCATCTTGAAGTCCATCAGAAACAGAAAGAAGAAAAATACTCCGATCTTGATGAAGAGTATAGACCTAACTTTGATTCCCATTTATTCAAGACTGTCATCAATGCTATGAAGTTTATGAGAAATGTTCAGGCAGAACAAGCGGCTAACAAAATGGCTTCGGCTTTCATTATGCGAGAGCCCCAAGGCGGGCAAGGTGGGCAAGCCCCACAGAATAGCCCTGGTTCTGCTGTAAATGCACCAGGTTCGCCTGAAATGGCTCAAGCTGATCAATCTATGGGAGGTCCAGGTGGAGCGTGAAAACAGCGGTTTTGACGGATTGCCAAGTTTAGTCCATAGCAAAGACTGGGCTGATTATGTTTCAATGCTTAGAGACTTACAGTTTAGTATGCAAAAACAAGTCAATAGTTTCGTAAGACAACAGGATTTATTCAAGGCTTTTGGTTGTCTTTCTAAACTTGATATGATAGAAAAGCAGATTGAATTAGTAGGCAAAAAATTATCAGAGATAGAAAGTAAGAAGAAATAAAAGGCTCTTAAAAATAACTAAAAGGGACTCAGCAACCTAAACTGCTGTGGTAAAACGGAGGTAATAAATGGCAGACATCAAGAAACAAGAAAAGAAAGAAGCACCAAAACCTAAGTTCGTTAAACCTTACGAACCGAACAATATTCATATGTCGAGAGATGAATATATTAAAGACCAGCAGGAGAAAGCGGAGAAGAGGGCAAAGCTCGAAGCGTTTAAAAAAGATTTAGATAAAGAACCACAAGAAGAAAAGGTTGAGGTCAAGTCCGAAGAAAAGCCTGCTAAGAAGGGCCGTCCTAAAAAAATCGAATAAAGTTTCCTTAGTTTCTTTTAAAAAAGCTATGGTAAAAGGTTACTTAACTCCTTTAAAAAAGTTATGGTAATTTAAAACGGAGGAAATCCAATGCCAGAACTATCTGTAGATGAAGCCAAAAAAGAATTGACCGGATTAGCCGACAAAGCTAAAGCTGAAGCCCAGCAAGGCAAAGAGAAACTTTTGTCTACGGAGGAAAAGAAATCTTTGGAACTTAAAAAAGCCGAAGACGCTAAAGCGGAGGAAACTAAGAAACTCGCCGCCGAAGAGCAATCCAAAAAAGACAAAGAACTCCTTGCCAAGAAAGACTCTGATCTTAAAGCGGAAGAACTCAAGCATAAGCAGGAGCTTTTAAAGGCCGAGGAAGATAGAAAAAAGGCCGAAGAAGATAAGCTCCCGTCAGATGAGAAGATCAAGCGTGTCCAGGAAAAAACACAGAAACGCATTGATGAAATCTCATCCGAGCTTAAAGAGACCCGTAACAAAAGCGAGAAAGAAGTCTCTACTTTAAGGCAAGAGCTTGAAGTTTTACGCAAAGAGAAGCAAGAGCTTGAGGTTAAACTCAATCCTCCTAAGGACGAAGAAATAATTATATCGGAAGTTGAAAAAGCTTATGAAGACATCCGCTATAAGAATCTTGAAGAGGATAAAGAGAAATCCATTGAGCAACGCCGTGAAATGACACAAGAAGATTGGGATGCTTGGTATTTAGAGAATCCCAAAGCGGCGACAGCATGGGAAGTCCGGCAAGAAACGAGGCGTATTGATGAGAAGAAAAAAGAAATCACGAAAAAGGTTGTTGGAAAAAAGACAGAAATTTTCCTTGCTCAAGTTAATGAATCTGCGACTCGGACGCTAAAAGCTCATCCCGAATTAGACATAACAAAACGGGAAAAGGAGCTTGCGGCAGAAGGCAAGAGCAAAGAAGAGATAAGTGAGATTATTTTGTCTGAAAACCCGAAAGCTAAAATCTGTAAAGATATTCTTCAAGAACATCCTGAATACTTGCAGAGAGCTAACGGGCCTGAACTCGTGGTTACTGAAATGGAAAGACGCCTTGCAAAAAAAGACCCAAAAAGTTTAGAAGAATCTGAAAAGGCAGAGTTGCTAAAGAGGATTGATTCTTTAGAAGAACGACTCGCTGACGCAGAAAATCGTTCTAATCTTGATGAGGGGCTTCCTTCTAAGCCTCGTGAAAAAGGAAAAGGGGCTACTTTGACTGAGGGTGAGCAAAAACTCGTTGACATGATGAGAGAGAAAAACGCTCCTCAAGATAAGATAGATTCTGCTTTGAAAAAATACCGTGATCAAAAATGAGGAAATCCCGGACAAAGCGAAAGTGGAAATTCTACACTTGCGGAAGATGCAAGGGTTCTATTAACTATTTAGCTACTGATAACCCGCCGGAAGTTTGCCCTGAATGTGGTTATGGGTATAGCCAAAGGGATTATCACGATGTCCCTGATTTAGTCCGATTGAACCTAAATAATTTGCATACAGTCGGAACTCCGAGGTTTGGGAAATTAGAGCAAACGACAATTACGAGCCGTTAAATAAGGAGGAAAGAAAGATGTCCATTACAAAACAAACAAGATACTTAGCGAGCGGGTTTATCCCGATCAATGAGACTCTTAAAACGAAAACAATCCCTTGCGCCGCAGTTAATATTGTAAAAGGCGATGCGTTACACGCTGATGGTTCTGGTTATGCGACAAACGGCGTAACGACTTTCACAGGGAAGTTTTTAGGAGTTGCGGCCTCACCGATGAATAATACTGTCGCTAATACGCTGTCAGGTGCTACGGGAGTCGCAGGGACAGCTAATTGCGAGTTTTACCCGTTTGATCCAGAGACAGCTTATATCGTTCCTGTTTCAAATGCTCTTATTACGCAAGCGGCAGTAGCAACATATGTTGCTATTACGGCGGCAGGAACAGTTTCAACTGGAGTCCATGTTTCAGAAGGATATGCGTTCTTCGTTGAAGAAATTGATGTGTCAGCGGCGGCAATCGTCGGTAATCAGTATGGTTACGCCATAGGCCGTTTTAGAAGTTTGGGAGTGCAGGCTCAAGCGTAAATATAAAGGAATATTTCAATGTTTAAATTAGGACATAAAACTTCAGAAGAAACCAGAAGGAGATACAATGACAAGGCAAGAATTACTACAGTTATTCACCCCGATCTACGACGAGTTCGCAATGATGAAATTCAACGAACCGCCGAAGACCTATGCCCAGTTGTTTGATGAGGTAGATGATCCTACGAAAGATCATCTCATTGATTATATTTCTGGGTTAGGTGCTTGGAATCCAGTTTCAGAAGACAGCGACGAAGGATTAGATCATTTTGTCCAGGGCTATCCTACGACGCTAAGCCAGGCGAAATACCGCAAGTATTTCTATGTGTCGTTTGAAATAAATGACCAGATGGAATATGCGGAAATGAAAAAGAAGATTGTTCGAGCAGAAGCATTAGGATCTGGTGCTATTACGGCGGTCTTGAAAGCAACAGCGGCCTTAATCTACGGCGGCTTTGCCGGAACGACTCCTGACGGAGCTCATGTATTCGATACAGTCCATCCGAAGAATCCAGAGGAAACAGGAATAGTTTATTCCAATCTTCTCTCTGGGCCGTTCTCCCACGACAATTTGGAAGCGGCAGAAAAACAGATCGCAGCGAATTATATTGACATGGACGGCGACCCTATCACGCCTCCTGAAATGCCAATACTTCTTTATCCGCCCGCTTTAAAAGGTCAGGTTAATAGAGTATTAAGTGAAAGGGCATTAGAGAGGCCAGGGACTCCGAACAGAGATATAAACATCCACGCAGGGAAATATATTCCTGTTGAATGGGTATATCTTAGTGCAGCTTTCGGCGGATCAGATACAGCTTGGTATATCATCTATCCGAGCATGAAAATGCTTAAACTTGTCTGGGGCCGTAAGCCTCAGTTCGCAAGCTGGATAGAAAATATCAAACATCGTTATTACTTCGATGGTTGGGAGCATTTCGTCGTCGGAGCGAGCGATTTTAGGTTTGGCTTCGCATCAACAGGGTTATAAGAAGCATCATTAAAATTAAGGAGGAAAAGAACAATGAGGATAAGATTAAAGTTTTTAGTAATGATGCTGGCGTTTCTCTTGCTTTTAACTCCGGCGTTTATCTATCGAGCAAGTGCGGATGGTTTACCGAGTAGGTTGAATGAAAATTCAGCCATCAAGACTTATGTGATAATCAATACGACTGCGAATGGAACAGTAACAAATGTTCCGATTACGACGATTATCCCTGGAGTCCATAGAATACTTGGTATTACCTGTACTCCGAGCGTTTCTGGTGCAGGAACTAACTTATTTGCTGTTGCAGATAGTACTACTCTTGCTCTTCTTACTTGGCCTACGACTACTGCTAATGCTCAGACAGGCTTGGTATTTGGAGAGAGTATCGCAGCGAATACAGCTCAGAACCCATTATGGTTTCCATATCCTAAGAGATTAACGTATGGATTATCAGTAATGGCAGGGCCTGGAACAGAGATCGTTATTTATTACGAAGAATATCACTATTAAGTGAGAGGAAGGGGAGGGAGCTAAAAACTCCCTTCCCTAACTTAATTATGAATATTTTCGTAAAGATAAAATCTATCTTTAAAAAGGGATTAGATTATTTATTTAATCCTCTGCCTTCTTTCTTTGATTTCTTAATTAGCTTGATGTTGATTATAAATTTTATTCAGGCTGATTATATTAAAGAAATCTTCTTCGTATTTTATACCCTCTTCCTTCTCTGCCTTACTTTCGTCTTAAAACCTGAGAGAGAATACAAAAACTTTTGGCTTGGAGTATTGGCGATCTGGGCTTTAGGAAGCGTTTTTATCCATAGCTTTTTCTTGTCTAAAGAATCAATAACTTTCCAATATAAA